GATGGTTGGTCGTGCTACTTACCTATCCGTCACTTAGGTGGTGGTAACCTTGATGAGCGTATCGTTAACCGATGGCTTAAAAAAGTATTCGAGTGTCCTGCTGATAAGATCATGCACAACGCTCAGTATGACTTGGGTTGGATTAAACAAATGGGGTTCACGGTCAACGGACGTATTATCGATACGATGATCGTCGCATCTTTGCTCGACGAAAACCGTTTCAGTTACAGTTTGAATGCGCTTTGTTACGATCTACTAAACAAAACTAAATCTGAGAAAGCTTTAACTGAGGCTGCTCGGGAATTCGGTGTCGATCCCAAAGCTGAAATGTGGAAGATGCCCGCTATGTATGTCGGTCCATACGCCGAAGCAGACGCGGAACTTACCCTCGAACTTTGGAATTACTTTTCCATTAAGTTGAGCCAAGAGGACTTGTGGGGCGTCGCTAATCTCGAACTGGATTTGCTGCCATGTCTCGTGGACATGACTATGCGCGGGGTTCGCGTTGACGTCAATCGTGTGGAGCGTACTAGGGACAGCCTCCTTAAACGGGAGCGGGAGGTCTTGAAGGAGTTGAAGCGCGTCGCTGGCTCGGGCGTTGAAATATGGGCTGCGCAGTCTCTTGCCAAGTCGTTCGACAACCTCGGAATCCAGTACCCAAAGACTGAGAAAGGAGCACCTTCCTTCACCAAACTCTTCCTCCAAGAGCATAATCACCCCGTCGCGAAGCTCATTGTCGAGGCTCGGAATCTGAATAAGACCTCCGGGACTTTCATCAATTCCATCATGAAGCACTGCCACGCTGATGGCCGAATTCATAGTCATGTTAATCAACTCCGTTCTGATGATGGGGGTACTGTGTCGGGCCGCATCTCAATGAGGAATCCTAACTTACAGCAAATCCCGGCTCGCGATCCTATTTATGGACCCATGATACGTTCACTATTCCTGCCGGAAGAAGGGGATAAGTGGGCTGCAATTGACTTCTCGCAACAAGAACCACGCATCTTGGTCCATTATGCGCATGTATACGGAAAAACGCGAGGGATACCCTTGGAAGGAGCGTCTGACTTTGTTGAGGCTTATAACAATAAACCGGAAACAGACTTCCATAGTCTGGTCGCGGAGATGGCTAACATTCCGCGGAAGCAGGCCAAGACCATTAACTTAGG